ACGGGCTTCCCATCGACCGTCAGGCCGCTGCCGGATGCTACCGGCACCCGACGCGGCGCGCGTATTTGCTTTTCTTGGCATTGATTTTTCCTCCTGCATTTGTTATGATTGGAGGGCAGTAGGCTTTCCGTTTGCTGCCCCTTATAACCGTCCTCGGTGCTGCAACACCGAGGGCGGTTTTTTACTTTTGGCTTGACTGTAGTTCTTCAATACGTTTTAGATATTTTTCAAACTCGTTTTTTCGTGCAGTGAGATAAGCATTTGTGTCTGCAATTTTTAAGTCATCTGAATAAAGATGGGCAAATTCCTCCACGGCCTTATTAAAAGATTTTTCAAAGCTGCTCATTGCCCGCCATCGGTGAAAATTCGTTTCATCCGTTACAATATCTGAGCCTAATTTTGATTGAAGAGAATTAACTTGAATTATATTTTTGACACTATTGCGCATCTGAACGGCCCAAAAAGTAACATAGCTTTCCTTTATTAAGAAATCTTCAAAGGCGAATATATCGCGCCGTTTTGACTGGCTGTGGTCAAATCGTAGCGACTCGATAGCATCTGAGGATAAACCAGTTGTCTTACAAGCAACTTGTATATCCTCATTTGCTGTTTTAGCGTCAGATCGACCAAGCAAATAGTCAGTCGATACACCATAAAAACTAGAAAGACAGTTTAAGTATTCGACATTCATTTTTAAGTTAGTGCCAAACTTAGAATGATTGACATCGCTTACTTCATAGTTCATTAGGCTGTCTCTACTGATTTCAACCCCGTATATTTCTTTTAGTTTCTCTTTTAGCTTTTCATGGGACATTTTTTTCCCATTTAAAGGAGTTTCTTCTCTTAAGGCTTTTAGGCGCTTTCCCATCTTTACAGATTGTTCTTCCCTAGTCATATCAGGCCTCCTACAGGTATGAGCAAAATCAACTATTGCAAAAATAAGTAGATTAAATTTTACTTACATCGACTTGAAAAAATTGAAGCGAATTTGTAGAATTAAATCATCATCAAGGCGATGATAGCAGATTTAATTCAATAAGTCAAGTAGGAGGATAGCTAAATGGAAAATTTATCTTTGCGGCAGCGAGCAAAAAGCGCGGGAATCCCATTGTGGAAGATCGCGTCGTGTATTGGCATCAGCGAACCAACTATTACTCGTTGGCTGCGAGTTCCTCTTTCCTGTAGCAAGGAGAAGCTTATTCTTGAAGCTATCTCTAAGTTGGAGAAGGAGGCGGAATGATGGAAATCTTGGCATATACGCCCACTACGCTAGCCGAGGCAATGCACGCCAGCCGTCCAACAGTCTATCGATGGATGAGGATCCCCGGATTTCCCGTTGTACGATTAGGCGGTTGTGTGCGGATTCCTGTGAAAGCATTTGAGCAGTGGCTCAATGAACAGGCGGGGGTGATAGACAGTGCTCAGTAAACCACGAGAAAAAGCCCCTGCCGGTGCTGGAACACCGACAAGGGCAGAGGGAAAAGGTTTGGCGACCACATTTCCCTATCCGGATCATAGCACAGTGACACGGGAAAAGCTACTTATTTCTGATATGCTCCATGAGGGCGCAGAGAATGGCCTGACGCTCACAGAATTAGTCCAGCTTACGGGTGAGGATGAACGGTCGATCCGCCGCCGCATTCAGCGGGAACGAAAGGCCGGGAAGCTGATCCTGTCCGACAATCAGTCTGGCTATTTTCTTCCCGCGACCGAGGACGAAGTCAAGCGCTTCATCCGGTCTATGTCTCGTCGCGCTCGTGAAATCAGCGCTGTCGCCGTCGTTGCGGAGGATGCGCTCGCACGGATGACGGGTCAGGAATCTTTGGGGGGTTGGTAATGGCGAAACGGAGGATGTTTTCGCTCGATGTGATTGATACAGATTCGTTTCTCGACCTTCCGGCAAGTTCACAAAGCCTTTATTTTCACCTCGGCATGAGAGCAGACGATGACGGTTTTGTTTCATCACCCAAACGGATTACGGCAATGGTCGGCGCTGCTGGAGACGATTTGAAACTGCTGATTGCGAAGGGCTTTGTTATCCCGTTTGAATCCGGTGTGTGCGTAATTCGAGACTGGCGAGTGAACAATTATATTCAACGTGATCGCTACACACCATCCATTTACACCGAAGAAAAGCAGCGCCTATCTATCGCTGAAAATGGACGATACAGTTATATGGATACGCAATGTATACAAGATGTATCCAAATCGGATACACAGGTTAGGGAAGAGTTAGGAGAGATAAGGAAAGAAATAGCAGAGAATAAGGCGGCTACGCCGCCACGCTCTCGCTTTATTCCTCCTTCCCTTGAGGAAGTACAGGCATATTGCTCGGAACGGCAAAACAGTGTAGACGCAGCACACTTCCTTGACTACTATGCCACAAATGGTTGGGTGCAAGGGAAAGGAAAGCCTATCAAGGATTGGAAAGCTTGCGTCAGGACTTGGGAGCGTCAAAGCTACGGCGGAGAACAATCTGATGCAGTTCCCAAGCCTCGCCAATTCGACGCGGCGACAGGCACATGGAGGTGACGCATGAACTCCATAATGAACGAGTACGGGGTCATCGGCTCATTGCTGATCGATTCATCGCTGTTCCCGGAAGCGGCAGGATTGCCAGATCAAGCATTTTCCTCTCCTGCGCTGCAAGAGGTGTTTCGCACGATGCGGCGTCAGTACGAGGGGAGGGGCGGATTTGACGCCCTGACCGTCAGTGTCGAAGCCCGGCGCAACTGCCCGGAGGTGACGGACGAGCTGCTTGCGCAGATGATGGACATTACACCGACAACAGCAAACCTCGACGCTTACATAGCGGCGGTCAAAGAAGAATTCCTTGCCCGCTCGCTGCGAGAAATAGGCGCAGGATTGATGGAAGCTGAGCAAGCACCGTTAGAAGCACTTGGACGGGTGCAGGATGCATTACAGCGATTAACCGAGGAAAACACACGCGGCGATACAGACACGCTCACAGATGCGCTTGTGCGGCTTGGGAACCGTGTCGCAGAACAGGTTAACGGGAAAGCCCCGTGCGTCCCGTCCGGCCTGATGAGTTTTGACAAGCTGCTCGGCGGTGGCTTCATTAACGGCGGG